GCGGCCCGGGCGGGATTTCGATGATGTAGCCGCCGGTCGCCGAGGTGTTGCCGCTCATGGCAACAGCCACCTGTTGCGCGCCAGCCCGAGCAGGATGATCACGAGGCACGCCAGCACGATGACCAGCTTCAGAATCGGGTCGATCGCCAGCACCGGACTACGCGCCACGAAAATCACCAGATCGACCAGCCAGCACGCCAGCCACGCAATCACGCCATAGACGATGGCGCGCTCCTGCATCAGCCGCGTCCCGCGCCCGCGCGCAGCCAGAACACCAGTTCTTGCAGCTTGGGCAACGCCATCATGCGGTGATGCGACGGCATTGCCAGTTGATCGATCACCCGCTTGGCGTGGTCCTCAAGCTGGGTGATCAGGTCATTCGGGTCGACCTGGGTCCGCCCTGCCGCTTCCGCCTGCTCAGCAACCGTCGTGGCGGTTTCGGCGTTGATCGCGCTGAAGTCCACTTTGCTACTCATGGCGGCCCCGCTGGGGGTGAGATGGTTTTGGCTTCCATGGTGCCCTCGTAGTGTCCCGCGTTGTTGGCGAAATTGCCGAACCGGGCGACGCCCGTCACCACGAACTCGATACCGCGCCAGATCACCGTATCCGCCTTGTTGGCGTCGGTCGCGGTGGCCAGCGGGAACGTGGTGATGATGTCATAGGTGGAACCGCTGCGCGCCATATCGGGCGTCATCATCAGGCTGTCGCCAGCGGATGACTGCACCGAGGCGACGATCGGAATGGCCGCCTCGGCATAGGTCACGATGCCGTCGGGGCCGACGAGTTCCATGTTGCGCAGCACCGTGACCGGGTCCACGAAATCGGCATCGAACAGCAACTCAGTGACCGAGATGTTGGCCATATGTCACCTCGTGGCGCGGGTGATGATCTGTCCGTAGTCGCGCTGGTAACCCCAGAACGTGAACCGCGTCGCATTGCGCGCGGGGCGGACCACGTAGGTGATCGCGTTGCGCATTTTGAGCGTGTCCAACAGCGGCATGATGTTCATGTCGCCAAACTTGTTCAGTTGCTGCGCCCACACGGTCAGCGGGGTGCCCTGTTGCTGCAATTTGACCAGCTTGCGACGGCCCGCCTGGGTGCGCCGTAACCGCGCCCTGATGGTCGCGGGTCGCAGTGGCACGAAGGGCGGGTTGGGTTCGGTGATCGCCCTCACGACGCTGTTGCGGGCCAGCATACCCACGGTGTTGAGCGTGCGGGATACCGCGCCGTTGTCGCCGTCCATCACCGCCTTGGCGCCACGTTCCATTTCAGCCACGATCGACTCGCGCGCATTGCGCACCCCCGGCCGCATGAACGGCCGTGCCGGGATGTTGCGGGCGGGACTGCCAAATTCGTGGATATAGGCCAGCGACGCATTGGTGATCTGTTCACCGGCCCGCGCGGTGCGCTCCATCGGTATCCCGACCAGCACTTCCTGCCCGGTCAGCGCCTCAATCCGCGCCATGATCTTGTCGACGTTGTCGACGGTGCGCTTCACGTCCATCGGCTACAGCTTCCGATAGGTCGGCGGCTCAGCCCCGGTCCATTCGACTTCCCAGCTTTGCCCACAGACGCCGCAATCGGAATGCGCGATGTAGGTGTTGGGGTCCTTGTTGGTGGCGTTGCCGTTACCGTCGTAAATGATCACCCATTCCTGCGCCGGTTCGACTGGCGCCACCACCCGGATAATCCGACAGCGTGACGGATTATCTGGGCAGTCCGGATTGCGCAGTGCCGCGACGCCACTCATAATTTCTTCAGCACCTGTTGCTGACCGGCAACCTGGGCAATTTCCCAACTCTGCGTGCACACCGAGCAGGTATAGGTCGAGACGTGGGTGTTGGGATCGCTGTTGGTCATCATGCCGGTGCCGTCGTAGATCGGCTCCCAGGCGATGATGGGTTGTTGCACCGAGGCCGTGCGGCTGACGCGGCACTGCGAATAGTCCGGTTGATTGGGGCAGTCCGGGTTGGCATTCGGTGCCGGGGGCGGATTGCCCATTCCTGGGTCGCTCATGACATTGCCGCCATTCCATTGTCGAGGGTTTTGATATAGGGCGTCGCAGCGGTCCAGAACGCCTGCCACGCCACAGTCAGACCGGTCACCGCATCGGCATAAGCCGTGCCGTTGACGCCCGCGTTGTCCGGGTCCGCCATCACGCCGAAGTTGTTACCAACCGACATGCCACCCATTGCGGGCGTCGCTGCCTCAAACTCGGTGCCGGGTGTGCCGGTATAGCTTTCCGACGCGGTGGCGACCGCTTCGTTCAGCCGCAGCACCGAGGTGTTGAGACCGGCGATACGGCTGACCACGCTGTTGGTCATCTGACCGAACGTGGTCTGGTTGGGGATCACGAGTGCGACCATCAGTGAAGCGTCCTTGTTTCCAGGGTTGCCACGCGCGCCGCGAGTGCCGCATTCATCGCTGTCAGTTCTTTCACACTGTTGACCAGCGCGGCAATGATCGCCGTGGTGCCGATGCTCAGGCTCGGGTTGGCGCTGTCCATTGTGCCGCCGCCACCGGGCAATTCAAATCCCGCCACCATGACCGCCTCCGGGATGATCCCGCGCACCTGTTGCGCCGAGAACCCCACGTCGTGGTAGTCATCGATCTTGGGTTTGGGTTTGAAGTTGCGGACGCGACGGAAGCGGATTGGGTTGATTTGAAGGATTTCCGTGAGGCCCGCCAGCGATGGCGTGATGTCGGTCTTGGCGCGTTCGTCGGACAGGTCTTGATAGGCACCGTGGCCACCGACCACAGACCAGCCATTGAAGCACCAGCCGTCGTTGCGTATCCACCAATGGGCACCGCCAAACGCTGCGCTAAACCAATACAGCGCGCCGTTGTTGCCGTCCCAATCCCAGAACCAACTAGCAGCAAACGCGAATTGCCTTTGAGCACCGGCGTTCTGATAGAAACCGAAGCTGCCGTCATTCTGGGCAAACACCCCGCCATAGGCATACAGCGAATTGCGGCAGGAGATGTCACCGTTGATGCGGACGGTAAAGTTCCACTGGGAGTTCTCGACAAAATTCCAAGCACCGGAGCCGCCGTCGCGGGCCAGATAATAAGCATAGTTGTTAGCAACGTAGAACACGCCGCTCGCGTTCATGATGGTTTGGGTGTTGGTCTCGCCGCTGTTATGAACATAGGTCGCGTATACACCGCCGCCAACCGTGAGGCTGTTGTTGATAGTGACCGCCCCAGTGGCGCGGGTGATGGCGAACGGTTGCGCGATATAATTGCCGTTGTCATCGTAATTATAGATGCCGAAATCGGAGCCGACGTTGCCGCCGCTTTCTACATTGCCATTCCCAGGTTGGATTTGCCAGCGGAGCAAACTGCCGGTGTAGCCCATGATCTGGTTTGCGTTGGCGTTGCCAGTGTTTTTGACCATATTGAAACTGGTATAGGCGCCATATATGGCGATGGCGCTGCCAAAGACGCTCAGCGTCTGATTGACGTTCAGCGTCGCTCCGACGGTGACGAGGCCATCGGAGCGACGGATGGAAAACGCCGTGCCGAGCTGGGTGCCGGTATCACCAAACCGCGTGATGCCGAAATTAGAACCGGCGTTGCTGCCGCTTTCCGGCGTCGCGTCTCCCATCGCGATCGACCAGCGTTGATACAGCGTGCCGCTATAACCGGAGATGGCATTGACGTGGCCGCTGCCCGCATTGGCCAGAGTGATTTGCGAGTTGTTGCCATACACCGCCAACGTGCCGCCGCCGGGATAGGCGCCCAACTGCGCATAAGCGCCGCCCGGGTCGTTGACCGAAATGGTCCCTTGGGTTTTATTAACAGCCAGATTGCCAAGCAGAGTGACATTCAGCGTCGTCCAGTCGATCGAAATCCCAGGCTGATAAGACGCGGTGCCGATGAATTTGGTGATGGCGAACGGCGCATGGTTCATGCCGCCCAGGAAGATGCACCACTCATCAACCCCAGCGGTCTGCCCGGTGATGGTGCGCGCGGTCGGCGGCGTCGCGCCAGCGTTCAGTCTGAGGTTGCCGGGCGTCATGGCGACGCTGCCATCGATCGGCAGATAGGCGCCAGATGGTGCGCCGTTGGCTTGGAAGTATTGCAGCGTCACGGCTTCCATCGCCGCTGTCGGATCGCGACCGAGCAGCACTGTGCTACCGTTGGCCATAACAAGGCCGCCGCCGCCGGTAAAATACCCCAGCGACGACTGGCCGCTCCAGAACTGGATGGTTTGCCCAGCGACGACGTTCAGCGTGCCGCCAGTGATTGAGAAGCCGTAGCCGGTGTCCCATAGCGTGATGTGCGCCGAGGTATCCCAGCCGTTGTTGTTGGGCGCGATGCGATTGCCGAAATGCAGCGGGCCGACTGTGGTGGAGAAATTCACCTGTCCAGTTGCGCGGCTGATCATCAGTGGCTGATCAATCGGCGCACCGGCATCAGTCCACCGGGTGATGCCGAAATCACTACCAGCATTGCCGCCGGGTTCAGTGCCTGCGTTAACTTGGAAGTTCCAGCGCGGCGCCCCGGCCGTGTAGAATTGCAGCGTGCGCCACGTCGCCGCCGGGCCATCGATGTTGATCTGCGGGTTGTCCCCCACAGCCCGCAGCACCGTGAATGTGCCAAGCCCAGCGACGGATTGGCCGATGTTAAAGTTGTTCAGCCCGGTCGAACTGATCTGGCCAATGAAACCGCCACCGGCAAAGATGTTGCTAACACCGGGAAACACATAGTTGAGCGTGCCGCCGCTATCGACCGAAAACCCGGTGTTGCCACCGTGTAGGTCGATGTGCTTCGTCAGATCATTCCAGCCGCTGGCAACGCCAGTGAAGTGAATGCCGCCACTCATAGAGCCGCCGCTTAGCTGAAGGTAGTATTGGGCGAGGTAGTCAGTGTTCGGAAGATAGCCGACGAACACACCATCGACGTAGGCGTTGATCAGGTTGTTATACCACGCGAACCCGATCGTGTTGCCGCCATGCGGGACGCCGTTGTAGACGACGCCGAGGCCCCATATGGCAAACGTGCCGTTCGGATAAATCTGCGCCAGCACGCTCGGCACATAACCCGCCTGCATCTGATACCAGCGGAACCCGCCATAGCCGGTATAGAGCGAAACGAAATCGACCTCGCCCTGGCCCTGCGTCATATTGTTGGTGAGCGCGAGACCCCAGGTGCCGATGCCAGACAGCGTCGATGAGTTGGCACCGGCTGTGAATACCCCACTGACTCCAAGATTGCCAGTGATCGTGCCTCCCGCGATCGGCAACCACGGGCCGCCGTTGCGCAGGATGATGCCATCAGCATACTGCTTGGTCGCAGCCTGTAGGTCGGCCGTGGGGTCCGCTGACAGCGTGATGGCCATGCTGGCTGGCATGGTGAGGCCGAAGCGGTTGAAGCTGGCGACCATCACCTGATTGATGTCGGACGACGCGTCGTTCGGGTTGCCGTTGTTGATCCACACGTCGAGGTATTCATAACCCCAGGCGTTGGAGCGGAAGCCCGAGCGGATCGATGATGTGAGGCGCACTCCGGTATCACCGACACCGATGCCAAACGTGCCGCCAAACCGCAGCTTGCCTTCCAGTGCGTTGCCGCTGAAGTTGGCGGGGGCCAGAAACAGGTGCCCTGTGGTGGAGTCAGCCGTGAACTGTATGTTCAGTCTACCGGTGAGCGTGCCGCCCGTGATCGGCAGGAAATTGCCAGACTTGGTATCGACATACTGCTTGGTGGCAGCTTGCAGGTTGGCGGTTGGGTCGCGGTCCAGCATCACCGCGCCGCTGGCACGCATGATCATCAACGGTGAGCCAAGTATGTTGGCGGCATCATCGTAGCGATAGAACACCAGATCGCCGCCAGTGTTAGAACCGTCGCGCGGCTCGCTGCTGGAATTGCCGATGTCCCAAAGTCGGTAGTTGCCTGAATACCAAGTCAGCGAACGATAGGAACCAGGGACGCCTTGTAGATTGATCTGCGCGCCTCCAGCACCATTCCAACCAGACCAAAGCGCGCCGCCAGTTATTTGGATGCTGGCTTGCGCAGTCAGCAACCCTGAGAGCGTGCCGCCTGTGAGTGGCAGGTATCCGTTGAGCGCCGCGCGGACCGCATCGACGTATTGCTTGGTGGCAACCGCCATGTTCTGCGTCGGATCGGTGCCGACGAAGATGGTGCCGCCAACGGTAACATCACCAGTCTGGCGTTTAATGAAGAACGCTATCCAGGCATCGCTGCCGTTGTCCGCG